TGCAGCCCCGGCTGGCACAGGTGTATGGCGATGAGGGGGCGTGGCAGGACATGGTGGCTGCGCAGATGCAGTTCCCGCCGAGCCTGAACGACCAAGTGCGCCGGTTCTGGGCGGGCTACCTGGAGCACCGCAAGGCCAACGGCATGCCTGCGGACCCCAGCGAGTTCGTGGTCTCGTTCATCGACCAAAACTTTCCGGGGATCGAATAGACCCGCCTCTGCGCGAACCATGGGCAGCCCGCTTCGAGCGGGCTTTTTTTCGCCTGTCGTCTCCCTGGCGCGCGGCATATATGCCGCCCATTCAACGCGCTCGCCTCTTCGCGGACATTGCTGTCACGGGCGAAGTGCCCGGTGCCAGCAATCAACACCACCACCACTGCCTCTGGCCCCCAGGGGCTATGCCGAAGAAGGACCGACCGCACCATGAACACCACCGACAGCAGCATCAGCACCAACGCCAGCCACGCCACCGCAGCCAGCCTGGAGCCGGGCGAGGGCGCCGTCGGCGCGATGGATGCCGAGGACCAGATGGCGCAGGCGCTGGATGCGCTGCGCCAGGAGCGTGCGGACACGGGTGGTGATGCACCAGCGTCCACCGCCGCGACCATGCCTGCAGGCCCCGACGGGGCCATGCCCGCAGCCACGCAGGAGGGCACCGATCCCGCGCAGGCCCGTGCGCGCCAAGCCGCCGCGCAACACACCGAAAGGGCCGGCAACCCCGACCCCGCCGAACTGCTGCGCCGCACGCAGGAAGAGCTGCACAAGGCGCGCAGCGAGATGGGCCGCGTGGGCCAGCTCAACCGCTACCTGAACCAGGCACGGGCCGAGCGCGACCGCTTGCTGCAGGAGAACGCGCAGCTCAAGGGCCGCGGCGGCAGGGCTGCGCCGGGCACCCAGGGCGAAAGTTCCGCCGCCGCGTCCGCGCGGCTGGCCGAGCTGTCCGCGAAGGTGCAGCAGTTCCCCGAACTGCATGGGCTGGTGGGCGCCGTGCAGCAGGCCCTGCAGGCCGTGGATGCGAAGGCCGCGACGGTGGCCGAGCAGACCGCCGCCCGCATGGTCGAGCCGCTGCACGGCCTGCGCGCCGAGCACGAGCAGCGCGCCCAGGAGCAACGCAGCGCCGCCTACCAGGCCGCGATGCAGACCTTCGAGGCCACCTACCCGAACGCGGTGGAGGTGGTGCGCAGCGCGGACTTCAGCGCCTGGATCGGCACGCAGCCCCAGCCCATCCAGACGGCCTTCTACCAGGGGCAGGACCCCGGTGAGGCGATTGCGGTGATGGATGCGTACGACGCCCACCTGCGCCGCGCGGGCCGCGCCCCCATTGCCCGCTACCCCCAGCAACAACAGCCCGTCGCACAGCGCGCCAGCGCCAATGCCGCCAGGCTGCAGTCGGCGGCGGGCCTGCCTTCACGCGCCAGCGGCGCCCGGGGCGGCCTGCCGCCCGAGGACGATTTCGAAGCCTCGCTGGACTTCTTTCGGCGCCAGCGGCTGGGCGGCCTGGCCTAGACGCCACCCGCAGCAGCGCTGCGCCAGGCCCGTGCAGGCACTGCACGGCAAAGCACAGACACATCCGATTTTTCCGACAAGGAGCCCATTTCATGACCGTTTACGGTGACATTACCCCCCGTACCGCCGCCTATGCGGTGGACAAGATGCTGGAGCGTGCCCAGCCCTCCCTGAACATGGCCAAGTTTGCCGTGGTGACGGCCGTGCCCAAGGGCAAGACCAAGGTCGTCAAGTGGCGCCGCTATGGCCGCCTGGCGCCCACCACCACGCCGCTGACCGAGGGCGTGACGCCCGTGCAGGGCAACATCACCAGCACCGACGTGTCGGCCAACCTGGAGCAGTACGGCCAGCGCGTGCAGATCACCGACGTGATCGCCGACACGCACGAGGACCCGGTGCTCAGCGAGCTGAGCGCCTCGCTGGGCGAGACCGCGGGCCAGACGCAGGAGCTGATCCTGTACAACACCATCAAGGCCGGCACCCAGGTGCTGTATGCCAACGGCGTGGCGCGCAACGCGGTGAACACCACGATGACGGCCAACGTCGCGCGCCGCGCCATCCGCCAGCTCAAGGCGCAGGACGCGCGCCCGCTGACCACCGTGCTCAATGCCACCGACGGCGTGGGCACGCTGCCCATCCCGCCGTGCTACGTGTGCTTCGTGCACCCCAACGTGGAGATGGACCTGCAGAACCCCGCATTCTTCCCGGCCGGCTACACGCGCATCCAGAACTACGGCACCTTCAAGCCCCTGTGCGAGAACGAGATCGGCGCGTTCGAGAACATCCGCTTCGTCTCGTCCACGCTGTATGCACCGCTGGTCAACGCCGGCAATGCCACGCTGAACGGCATGCTGGGGGGCACGGCGGTGGACGTGTACCAGTCGGTCATCGTCGGCAAGGAGGCCTATGCCACGGTGAACCTGTCGGCATCGGGCTCGGGCCTCACGCCCATCGTGGTCAACCCCAAGCCCAGCGACAGCGACCCCATGGGCCAGCGCGGGCACGTGGCTTTCAAGATGTGGTCGGCCGCGGCGATCTTGAACGACGCCTGGATGACCCGCATCGAACATGGCGTGAGCGCCTGACGCCGGCTTGACCCCCGGGGCCGGCATGCAGCCGGCCCCTTCTCTCAACAGAAGGAATACTCCCATGGCAAAAGCACAAGCCAAGGCCGCCGCATTGGCCGAAACCACCGCAGGCACCGAGACCGACATCGACGTGGCCGTGCAGCAGCACGGCTTCTCGGGCCAGACCTGCGAGATCAAGCTCTTCAAGGGCGAGCTGCACGAACCGCAGCAGCCCTTTTTCGGGCTCAACAACTACCAGATCCAGATCCAGCGCGAGCGCTGGGTGCGCGTGCCGGTGGAGATGGCCGACCACATCGAAGGCCTGGCCTACACGGTGCGCGAGGCCGACCCGGAGGAGCCCGAGAACATCGACAAGATGCGCTGGGTTGAAAAGCCCCGCTTCCCTCTTCAACGCAAAGGTTGAGGGTCGCACCATGAACTTCCTGCAACTGGCCCGGGCCGTCAAGCGCGAGAGCGGCCTGTCGGGCGGCCCGCCGGCCTCGGCCACGACGGCCAGTGGCGACGATGCCCGCGTGTTCGAGTGGGTGAACTGGGCCTGGCGCGACATCGCGCTGGCGCACGAGTCCTGGCTGTTTCGCCGCGGCGAGGCGCTGGGCCAGGTGCCGGCCGGCAGCCTGGTGATGGTGCCCGAGGCCGCGGCACCGGGCTTTGCGTTGGCCGACTTCGCCGCCTGGAAGCCCGCGGCCGATGGCTACCGCCCCAGCGCCTGGCGCGTGGCCGATGGGCAGGTGAGCGAGCATGCGCTGGCCTGGCTCGACTACGAGGCGTTTCGCCAGCGATTCCTCACCGGCACGCACGCCCCGGGCGCGCTGCAGTACTGGAGCATTGCGCCCGGTGGCGAGCTGCTGGTGGGCCCCACGCCCGATGCGGCGCACATGGTGCGCGCAGCCTATGTGAAGGACGTGGCGAGCCTGGTGCTCGACGCCGACGAGCCGGCCTTGCCGGCGCGCTTTCACAACCTGGTGGCCTGGCGGGCGCTGCGCGAGTACGGCGGCTTTGACGCGGCCAGCGAGGTCTACCAGCGCGCCGAGCAGAACTACAGCATGGGCTTTTCGGCGCTGGCGCAGTCGCAGCTGCCGCGCCCGGGTTTCGGTGCGAGGCCGCTGGCATGACCGGCAATGAAGCACCCCCTGAGGCGCTTCGCGCCTTCACCCCTCTCTCGCATTGCTGCGCAATGCGGGAGGGGGACGCCCCCAGCGCAAGCGCTGGATACGCCGCCTTCGCGGCGGGGCGGCCCTTGCGCGGGGGCACTGGCCTTGGCTGCGCCAGTTCCAAGCACAGTGGACGCGCACGGCGCAATGGAGGGCTGACATGAAGATGCCTTCTCTCAAGACCCAGTACTTCCCGCTGGCTGGCGGGCTCGATGCCGAGTCGGCGCAGCTCACGCTGCGCCCGGGCATGGTGACGGGCGCGATCAACTACGAAAGCTCGGCGCTGGAAGGCTATGAGCGCATCGGCGGCTACGAGCGCTTCGACGGCCGGCCCCGGCCCAGCGACGCGGCCTACAAGTGCCTGCGCGCCGCCACCACCTTCACGGGGGTGACTGTGGGGCAGGCGGTGGTGGGTGCCACCTCGGGTGCCACGGCCGTGGTGCTGGCACTGCGCAACGCGGCGCAGGTGGTGGTCACCAAGGTCACCGGGGCTTTCACCGTGGGGGAATCACTCACCGTGGCGGGCAGCCCGGTGGGCGTGTTCGATGGCGATGCGTCGGACATTGACGGTTTTGACGACAACGCCTTTGCGGCGCTGGCCGCCGACCACTACCGCGCGGCCATTGGCGCCGTGCCGGGGTCGGGGCCGCTGCGGGGCATCGCCGTATTGAACGGCGCGGTCTATGCCTGGCGCGACAACCTGGCAGGTACTCTCTGCGCGGTCTTCAAGGGCACGCTGGCCGGCTGGGTGCAGGTGCTGCACTACTACGAACTGGCTTTCACGGGCGGCAGTGGGGTGGAGCCTGCGGTGGGGGCATCGATCACCAAGGGCACGGTCTCTGCACTGGTCAAGCGCGTGGCGGTGGAGTCGGGCACGTGGGCTGCAGGCACCGCCAAGGGCCGGTTCATCGTCACGGCGCCCTCGGGCGGTGCGTTCACGGCCGGGGCTTTCACTGCCGGGGTGGTTGCCACCGCTGCCGGCGGCGAGGTGGCCATCGCCCAGTTGCCCGGGGGGCGGATCGATGCCGTGGTCTACAACTTCACGGGCCGTGCGGGGCAGCAGCGCATGTACGCTGCCGATGGCGTGAACCGGGGCTTCGAGTTCGACGGCGAGGTGCTCGTTCCCATTGCCACGGGCATGGCGGTGGACAAGCCGGTGCACTGCGTGGCGCACAAGAACCACCTGTTCTTCAGCTTCGAGGGCTCGGTGCAGCACAGCGCCGTGGGCGATCCCTGGCGCTGGTCGGCTGTGGTGGGTGCGGCCGAGATCGCGGCCGGTGACGTGGTGACGGGTTTCCAGGTGCTGCCGTCGGATGCCGATGGTGGCGCGCTGATGGTGTTTGCCGCCGAGCGCACCTGGGTGCTGTACGGCAGCAGCAGCGCGGACTGGCGTTTCGTGAACTTTGCCGACGATGTGGGGGCGCAGCGCTGGAGCGTGCAGAACCTGGGGCGCGTGCTGGTGTTCGATACGCTGGGCGTGGCCGTGGTGGCCGCCACGCAGGCCTTCGGCAATTTCGAGCGGCTGCCGCTGTCCTCGCGCATCCAGCGCCTGCTCAAGGCGCGGGAGGTCACGGCTTCGGTGGTGAACCGGGCGGACAAGCGCATGCGCCTGTTCTTTGCCACGGGCGAGAGCCTGAGCGTGACACCCATCCCGACGGCGGACGGCGGCACCGCGCTGGCTTTCATGCCCATCCACTACGGCCGCACCGTGCGCTGCACCTGCGACGCGGTGGTGGGCGGTGAGCACCGCAATTTCTTCGGCAGCGACGATGGCCTTGTGTATGAGGCCGACCGGGGCCGCAGCTTTGACGGTGCCCAGATCCAGGCCTACATGCGCCTGGCGTTCAACCACATCAAGAGCCCGATGGAAAAAAAGCGCTTTCGCCGCGTGGACCTGGAGAGCAAGAACCGCAGCGCCTGCCGGCTGCTGGTGCAGGGCGAGTACAGCCTGGGCAAGCCCGACGTGGGCCTGACCGACGTGGTCAGCGTGCTGCAGAACGCCGGCGGCGCCTACTACAGCGTGAGCAACTACGGCCAGAGCTACTACAGCGTGCCCGCGCACGCGCTCTCCAAGGTGCGCCTGGACGGCGTGGGCACCGATCTCAGCCTGAACATCGTGAGCACCGCGCGGGACGAACTGCCCCACACGCTGCAAAGCGTTTCCATCGTCTACACCCCCCGCCGGCTGGACCGGTAACCCTCGCAAAGACAGGCAATACACCATGCCGAATACTTTTTACCACCGCGTGTTCAACCCGCTGCCCGGCCAGCGTGTGGACGAACAGGTCCTCAAGGACGAGTTCCAGCGCATCGAGCTGGGTTTCGACGGCGTGGGCGGCCAGGCCGGCGAGTTGGCCACGGGCCTGGCCACCAAGGCCAACCTGGCGGGGGGCAATGCCTTCACCGGGGACCAGTCGGTCCATGGCCACCTGGCGACAACCGGCGCGCTGGCCGTGGCCGGCACGGTCACGGCCAGCGCGCTGGTGCCTCTGGCCGACAACAGCCAACTGCTGGCCAGCACGAATTGGGTGCAGGCCTACGTCAGTGCGCTGGCCGGCCTGCAGCTGGGCCTGCCCGCCGCACCGGTCCAGGCCAAGCCGCTGGCCCTGCATGCCATCAACGGCGTATACCAATGGGCCCCCGTGCCCTCGCGCAGCAAAATTCTCTACATCGCAGGAGCGTAAACCATGGCCGACGGACGCCTTTTCGCATGGGACCTGGCTGCGGCCACGGCCACTACCCTCTACAACCCCGCCACGCTGACGGGCACGCTCACCCTGTCGCTGTGCAACCGCACAAGCACCGCGCAATTGGTGCGCGTGGCCCTGGCCGCAACGGCAACGCCCACCGCGGCCGAATGGATCGAATACGACGTGTACCTGCCTCCCGCCGGCGTGCTGGAGCGCACAGCCATCGTGGTCGGCCCCGGACAGTACCTGGTTGCCCGCGCGAGTGCTGCGGGTGTTTCTGCGGTTGGATTTGGATTTGAGGAGTAATCATGGGGCGTCATATCACTGCGGGCATGGATTCAGCGGATCAAGTTTTCACACTCCCTGCAGAAGACTCTGTCGCTGCTGGAGACTTGCTCAAGATCACCAACGGGGGTTATGTTCGCAAGGTGCAAGAGTTGCAGGCATTGGACGCACAGAACACTGCGCTCGGCGTCACCGCCATCAAGGCGGCATACGCAACAGACGTGGTGAATGGCAATAACTACGGTTACACCAATTGCGCGAGTGTCGCCAACGCAAAGTCGATCATGCCGACGGCTGATGGCGGCTTTCTGCACACGTATCCCGGCAATGGCAACAGCGGAACAACCTACGGCCTCAACTTGGGAAGTTTCACACCAACTGGTGTGCCGAAGCTGCGCGTCAGCGTCTCCGCAAGCGCTACGGTGGGTCTGAGCCGCATCACGGCAGCCGGCTCGTCCAACGCTGCGATTGTCTACAGCGATAACGCACAGCTGATGATGGCGGTACATAACGCCACGACCGGTGCCCCGTTGCTTGCTCCTGTTGCCCTCGCTGGCACCTTCTCGGGTCCCAGTGAGGATGGGTTTACCTGGGACCTTGCAACGCTGGCCTCTGGCGATGTGTTGTTCGCATACGCTAATGGTACCAATCTGGTTTTCAAGCGTTTTAACGCTTCAGGGGCTCTGCAAGGAGTGGAAACGACGGTGGAAGCTTCGGTGACTCCGAAGTTCGTCGCTGTTCTTCCGCTGACCAATGGGGGCTTCGTCATTCGCTTTGCCAAGACTTCAGTGACCGCTGGAGTGCGCATCGCCCGTTTCAATGCCGCTGGGGTGATGCAAGGGGCTATCGTTTCCATCACGAGTGGCAGCGGCTTGTATGAGGGGGCCAGCCACCAAACCACTGGGTATATGGGGTCGATACAGGGCAAGCTCATTGAGCTTGCCAATGGCAACATCGTCACGGCATGCCCTGCTGTTTTGACGGAGAACTGCTTCAAGGTGTACGACGCGTCATTGAACCTTCTGTCCACCGTCGTGACCGATACCGGCCTCACCTCTGGCCATTCCGAAATCATGCAGCTTGCGCCCAAGCTTGGTGGTGGTTTCTGGGTCACAGGCGCCAACGTGGTTCTGCGTGAGTACTCTGATGCAGGCACCCTCCTGCGCCAGTCCCCAGGCGGAGCGGGCGTTCCTACCCGCATCTTTGATCGCCCCGGCAACGGTCCCATTGCCACCTTTTTGGTGAACAGCGGCAGTGCCCCTTCGTCCACTTTTGCCATGAACGCGTGGAAACCCGATCTCAGCACTACGGAGGCTGCGGCCTTGGTCATTGCAAACCTGCCCCAGGTGATGTCGACGTACTGGGTCGATATCCTGGCAACTGGCTACATCGCCACCCATTACGTTGGCTATTCGTCTGCAAGCTTCGATCGGCTGGCGCTTTCTTACCCTGGCCCTGCCTCTGTCATTGGTGTTGCACAAAACGCGGCCGCGCGCGGTGGCACAGTGAGGGTGGCGACTGCTGGCAAGTTTTTGGTGAACCAGACGCTCAACTCAGTTCCATTCGATCGGCGCTCATCAACCCCCTGCGGCGCAAAGGGCCTGGTCTTCGGCAACACGGCGATTCTCAGTGGGATCAATGGATGACGCGCATGCGGACACTCCAAGTTGCAAAGTGGCATCTGTAGCCAACGCGGGTGCTGCATTCGGCCTGTACTTGGTTGAAAGCGGAGCTGGCAAGCCAATGTCAGCAATCAAGGAAAAGCCGCCCCCCCCGCACTGACTGGAGTGAACCCATCGCGATGCACTGCGATTCGTAAATGAGAAATCCTGGACTCCGCGAAGACCGATGCTGCCATCGCAGCACGCCCCGGCGCTTGGTCAGGTGGTGTAGGCGGCGGCCTGGAGCGCGACCACCACCGCCTGGAAACAGACCCCGAGGCCAGATGCACCTCAAGGTTTGCGGCCCCCACTGCGTCATAGGTGCGGGCGCGGCCAGCGCGCAGGCAGCATGCTGAGACTCCACTGGGTGGAGTGGCCAGCCCGACTGGGCTCGAACCAGTTACCCCAAACTTAGAAGGTTTGTGCTCTATCCAGATGAGCTACGGGCTGCCTAGACACCAACATGCCTATTCTAAACGAGCCGCAGGTGGTTGGCAGACAAAGGCGGTGGCAAGCGCGGCCAGCAGCGGCTTTTTTCGGCCATGCGCTCCCACGGCCGTGGGGCCGCCGCTGCCGAGCGCCCGCTGGGGCCGCTTGCGGCTGGCGAAGCAAGGCAATGCCCCGGTTTTTTGCGCAGCCGCGTGTTCAGGTTATAAGATCAGCACACACGCACCGGGACAACCAAGGCATGCCTTTTGCTGGGTGTGCCGTGCGCCTGTGCGTGCACGTCCCCGCAACCTTTCCTGCAACAGCCCCGAACCCATGCCCCACAGCGTCAACCTCATCCACACCATCGCCGCCGCCCTGGGGCTGGCGCTGGCGCTGGGCTTTGTTGCCACGCGGTTGCGGCTGCCGGCCCTGGTGGGCTACCTGCTGGCGGGGGTGGTGATCGGGCCGTTCACGCCGGGCTTCGTGGCCGATGCGGCCATGGCCAGCCAGTTGGCCGAGATCGGGGTGATGCTGCTCATGTTCGGCGTGGGCCTGCATTTCTCGCTGGGCGACCTGCTGGCGGTGCGCAAGATCGCGGTGCCCGGGGCCGTGGTGCAGATCATGGTGGCCACCGCCATGGGCATGGGCCTGGCTCTGTGGTGGGGCTGGGGGCTCGGGGGGGCGCTGGTGTTCGGGCTGGCACTGTCCGTGGCCAGCACCGTGGTGCTGCTGCGCGCGCTGGAAACCCTGGGCATCCTGGAGACCTACACCGGCCGCATTGCCGTCGGCTGGCTGGTGGTGGAAGACCTGGTCATGGTGCTGGTGCTGGTGCTGCTGCCGCCCTTGGCCGGGGTGCTGGGCGGCAATGGCGCCGCTGCCAATGCCGACGCCTCGGGCCTGCTCAAGACGCTGGGGCTCACCCTGCTGCAGGTGGGCGGCTTCGTGGTGCTGATGCTGGTGGTGGGGCGCCGCGTGTTCCCCTGGGTGCTGTGGCAGGTGGCGCGCACTGGCTCGCGCGAGCTGTTCACGCTGTGCGTGGTGGCTGCCGCCGTGAGCATCGCCTTCGGTTCTGCCGCGCTGTTCGGCGTGTCGTTTGCGCTGGGTGCCTTCTTCGCCGGCATGGTGATGCGCGAGTCCGAATTCAGCCACCGCGCCGCGCAGGAATCATTGCCCCTGCGCGACGCCTTCGCCGTGCTGTTCTTCGTCTCGGT